ATCTAGATATTCAATCTCTCGATTAGTAAGTAGCCACTGCGTGGCATCACCTGTGTAGGTGCCGATCTGCAGTGCACGAAGTGGAACACTTGGTACATGTCTGAAGTACTTCTCTACATCCTTAAACCAATTAGGAAACATCAGATAAACAACTTCAGATTATTAAGACATCCATTCACATACTCTTGAGACATCTCATAATTATCTAACAGATGTTCAAACAGAATCTTACTTTCATCTCTACGCCCAATCCACCAACTAGCGACAGCCTTCTCAAATAGTAGGCAGTATGAGCCGTTGTATTCAACATATCCTGGCAGTGGCTGATTATAGGTAGTAGTAGCAAATAGCAGACCTAGTTCAGCATAGGTATAGCATTCTTGATATTCCTTATTTCGTTCTTTAATTCTAGACACTAGAAAATACGCCTCTGGTCTATTTGGTAAATAAGCAATAGCCTGCATAATGTTGTTGTACACGGTGCGGTTTCTATCTCCTTGAGCACCCCAACATAGAGCCATCTTTAACAGAGATGTGTAGGTAATTAATGGGTGGGTTTTATACCCGTGTTCAGCGGCTCTTAAGTAAAACCCTGCTGCAGATGCGTACTGTAACTGCTCTTCATAAGCAGATGCTAAATCAAAGTTAATCTGAGGATCATTAGGATTTTCAGCCAGTTTTAAAGCCAACTCTTTAACGTCCATAAGACATGGCCTCCGTAATCATTCCGTTCACAACCTTCTAAGGCACAGTTATCTTGAACACCAAAACTTAATAATAATTTTCCTTTAAGAATTGCTGCGCCAACACAGAACTCAATAGGTGTATCTAAAAATGCAAATGGATTTGTCACGCCAACAAAGTTAAACTCCTTATCCCACACAATCATTCGATGACGATATGTAGAGTCCTTTTGATTTAAATAATTCTTCCACAATCTAACTTCATGAGTAAACGCAATATAGTAATCGCCCCAAGCAACGATGTTAGTACCACCACGTTGATCAGGAGAAATCGGCGGAGTTTCTTTTGTCAGTACCTGCTTAGACTGCGACTTATCAGGATCAGCCCAAACAACTTCGGTAGGCATAGCCCACTTAACAAAGTGATACGGCCTATCAAGGATAGGCATCCAATTCTTTTCACAGTAAGAATTAAAATCAACAGGAGGCGGGATACGGACTCGCTGCACCTCTGTGGCTGTCCAATTAGTTTTATCTAACTCGATCTTGGAGTACTCCATGCGACCTTGCCCATTGGGCGTGGTATCACGCCGTACCCCGATCAGGTAGTAGTTGCCATCCCATTGAGTAATGCGGCAATCTTCTTCGCCAACAAACTCCCAGATAGGAGGAACATCAAAGCGAGAGTAATCGACCTTAGTAAAATTAATTAAGTTGTAATTTTTATCAAGGCGTCCTATGTAGTTAGTAGTAACTAGTCTTTGATCTTTCTCAGGGTGTAGATAGGAGAGCGGTCCCCAAGGACTAAAGAAGCGCTGGTCTTTCTCTGAGTGATAGAGCGTGTAATTTACGTGCCGAATATTTACTAAGATATCGCCATCATCATCAATAAATATTGATGGGTTCATTAAGCCCATACCCAAGGTATAAGAGTGCGGTAGAATTAGGGGCGCTAATTTGCCCCCTTGAGAAACCGATTTGTGCACCAAATTCATAGGGACACTTTAGCCCACATACTATTCTTGTACCAACTAACCTATGCTTATCCCCTTCGAAGGAGTCTCATGGCAACAGCGTATAAAATTCTCGGCCAGGTAGCAACCGCTACTCTTGGAGCAACAACAGAAGGAACTCTATACACCTCAACTGGTGTTGAGTCTGTAGTTTCTTCTTTGGTTATCTGTAACCAAGCAGCATCTGCTGCTACCTATCGCATTGCAGTTCAACCATCTGCTGATGCTGGATCATCTGCCACAGCAAAGCACTTCATTGTTTACGGAGCAACTGTTGCTGCATCAGATACCACAGTACTAACTGTTGGCTTAACTCTAGCCGCTGGTGATCGCATTCGTGTATTTGGATCTTCAGCCACAATGTCATTCTCTGCATACGGAAGCACAATCTCTTAAAACTAAGTTAGGATAATTAAGTGACTATCACTAACAGAGTCTCGCTAAAGAGTGTCATGGCGGGTAATACGCCTATCTCTGACGTCCCTGATGCACCTACGATTGGTACCGTAACTGTAACTAGTGGAACTGTTGTTTCAGTTCCTTTTACAGCAGCGGCTACTGGCGGTGCACCTACTTCTTACTCTATTGTTTCAACTCCATCTATTGCTATAACTACACAGGCTGGCACAACTTCTCCACTAACTGCTACTGGTACTTTTGTAAATAGTACTGCTTATACATTTACAATTGCAGGCGTTAACTCAACTGCTACTGGGGCAGCATCTGCTGCATCTAATTCAGTAACTCCAGTAGTTCTTCCAACAGTTACTGGCGGAACTCTTACATCAGATGCAACTTATTACTATAGAACATTTACTTCTAATGGAAGTTTGACGGTATCAGGTTCATCTTTACCTTGTGATATTTTAATTGTTGCAGGCGGTGCTTCAGGCGGTAACCTTGGAGGTGCTAACTCTGGTGCTGGAGGCGGTGGTGCAGGTGGTTTGTTGGGGTTGAGTAGTCAATCTTTATCTGCTGCAACTTATTCAGCAGTAATTGGCGGTGGTGGTGCTGGTAAATCTAGCGGTGTTCCTAACAATCTTGGAAATAATGGAAGTGCAAGTACTTTTAATAGCAATTCTGCTGTTGGTGGTGGCAAAGGCGGAGGCAATACTTCCACTGGCGAAAGTGGCGGCTCAGGTGGTGGTGGGGTTTGGTATTCTCTTGGTGGTTTCTCAGGTGGTTCAGGTACAGCAGGTCAAGGAAATAATGGTGGTGCTGGATTTAGCAATAGTGGTAGTAATAATGGAAATGGCGGTGGCGGTGGTGCTGGCGCAGTTGGTGGAAATGGAACAAGTAATACAGGTGGCAATGGCGGAGCAGGTTCTTCAGCCTACAGCAGTTGGGGTAGTGCAACATCAACTGGTCAAAATGTAAGTGGAACTCGTTGGTATGCTGGTGGCGGTGGCGGTACTGGTAATTCTACTAATGGTAGTGGTGGAAATGGTGGTGGAACTGCTGCTGGCTCATCAAGTAATGCAACCGCAAATACAGGTGGTGGTACTGGTGGAGCAAGTTCTACTGGCAATGGTGGAAGTGGTATTGTAATTGTTCGTTATTTGAAAACGGCGGTGGCATAATGGCACATTGGGCTGAGATAGATGAGAATAATATTGTTATTAGAGTAACTGTTGGAGATAATAATGAACCTGATGAAGGTTACCAATGGTTGATTGATAACCTTGGTGGAACTTGGATTAAAACTTCTTACAACGGAAACATTCGTAAAAATTATGCTGCAATAGGAATGACCTACGATGCAGAACGTGATGCGTTTATTACGCCAAAACCATTCAACTCTTGGATTTTAAATGAGGAAACCTGTAATTGGGAGGCGCCAGTGCCATACCCTAATGATGACAACATTTATACTTGGGATGAAGAAACTCTATCTTGGGAAGAAGTTGCCCCCTAATACTTTTTTCTCAGAATTTCTAACGCTTAACAACCACCGAAAGGAAAACAAACAATGGCAACAGCAACACCGACTAAAGTCATCGTAGACTGCTCAACAGGAGAGCAGACTATTGTTGAACTTACCGCTGAAGAAATCGCTCAGATGGAAGCAGATGCAGCAGCATATGCAGAACAGAGAGCCGCAGAAGAAGCAGCAGCCGAAGCAAAGGCTGAACTTAAAGCATCTGCAAAGGCTAAGTTGATCGCTGGTACCCCATTGACTTCAGAAGAAGCAGACGTTCTAGTTCTCTAGTAGTAGTTAGGGGCCGTTAAATAAAGCGGCCCTGTACAATTCTTTTTAAGTCATAAGGAGTATCAGTGGCAAATATCAAGAGAGCCAACGCATCAGGCATCACCAAGTCTGGTACGGCAATATCGGACGTCCCTGACGCTCCGACTATTGGTGCTGTCTCCGATCTAGGAACAGGCTCTACCGCATCAGTTGCGTACACCGCTGCCACTACAGGTGGAGCAGCCACAACCTTTACAGCCACATCATCTCCTGACGGATTAACTGGCACAGGATCCTCGCCTATCACAGTTAGCGGATTAACTGCGGGAACCGCATACACTTTTACAGTAACCGCATCTAATACCACAGGCTCTACGGCTAGTGCTGCATCTAGTTCTTTGACCTTGGCGGCTGTTGGTGTATTTGAATCTATTGCTAGTGCTACTGGCACTGGTTCAAGCGGCACAATTACCTTTAGTTCAATACCTGCTACCTATAAACATTTACAAATTAGAATGATAGGTAAAATTACAGGAACAGGATTCTATAGAGATGATTTGTATTTAAGATTAAACGGCGATACTGGTGGAAATTATTCAAGACATCAATTACAAGGTGATGGAACAACTGCTTCGGCTGGCGGTGCTGCTAGTGCTACTTACATAGATTGTGGTCGTATTGTTAGCAGCGATTCCGCTATTAGTAATGTTATGTTTACTGCAATTATTGATATTCAAAATTATGATTCAACTACTATAAACAAAACTGTTCGTATTTTTTCGGGGGCTGACGCAAATTTAGCAGATAGCAGTTTTAGAATTTGGTTAGGTTCAGGTGCTTGGTTAAATACTTCGGCTGTTAATTCAATTACATTAAGACCTGCAAGTTCAGAAAGTTTTACAACCACTACCAGTGTAGCCCTATACGGAATCAAAGGAGCATAACTAATGGCAACCACATACTTTCCAATTGCTACAACTACTTTGGGTAGTGCGGCTGCCACAATTACTTTTTCATCTATTCCTGCTACTTATACTGATTTGAGGTTAATTTTTGTTCCTATTGTAACTACAGGTAATGTGTATCCAGTAATTAGATTCAATTCAGATTCTGCCTCTAATTACTCTTGGACTTATGTATCAGGAAATGGAACAGCGGCTCAATCAGGTAGATTTACCAGTCAAGGTGGGTTTTACACAAACATTGGCGGCAGCACTACAATTCCATATCTGGTTACTTTTGATCTATTTTCATACGCTGGCTCAACATTCAAAACAATGTTATGGAATGAAGTTAATGATAAAAACGGAAGTGGCGTAATATCACCAAAGGTAGGTTTGTGGCGTTCAACTTCCGCCATAACAAACATTGAAATAGCCACTGATAGCAGCACTTGGGCAACAGGCACAACCGCAACACTCTACGGAATACTAAAGGCGTCATAATGGCTGGTACATATAAACTTATACAGGCACAGACTCTGTCTTCATCGCAGTCTTCTGTTACCTTCTCATCAATACCTGCAACTTATACGGATTTGGTTTTTAGAATAAGTGCAAGAACTAATCTTCCTGGCGCAAATCAAGATATAAATGTTCAGTACAATTCTTCAACAGGAGCAAATTATTCACAAACTACTCTTTTAGGAAACGGAACAGCAGCAGACAGTTATCGTTCTACGAACGCAAGTACAGATGTTGCATTGGGAACAGTAGTAGGTGCTACCGCTACAGCAAATACTTTTAATAGTTTGGAATTTTACATACCAAATTATGCTGGTTCAACCCGTAAACCTTCATCAATGTTTTCTGTAGCGGAAAATAATTCAGCAGCACAATTTAATACTTATATTTATACTGCTGCTGGCAATTGGGCTTTAACAAATGCTATTACTGAAATTAAATTTTCAGTAGGTTCTTACAGTTTTGTATCAGGCTCATCATTTTATCTATACGGAATAGAGAACGTAAACGTAGTTGCTAAAGCAACTGGTGGAAGTATTACCTCAGATGGTACTTATTTTGTCCATACATTTACCGCTTCAGACACATTTACACCTAAAGAAAACTTATCAAATGTTGAATACCTTGTTATTGCTGGAGGTTCAGGAGGTACTGCAAACGGAGGTGGTGGAGGTGCAGGTGGATACAGAAGCAGTGTTACAGGCCAAACATCTGGTGGAGGTGCTTCTGCCGAATCTAAACTTTCTTTAACTGCTAATACTGCTTACACCGTCACTGTCGGTGCTGGTGGAACTTACGGAATCTCTGGTGGTGCTCAAGATGCTACTGCTGGTAATAACTCTGTTTTTGGTTCTATTACATCTCTAGGTGGTGGATTAGGCGGAGGAGTTGGTGGAAACGGTCAAACTGGTGGTTCTGGCGGAGGTGCTGGTAGGTCAGGTTCTGGGTCTTTAACTGGAGGAAGTGGAACTTCAGGTCAGGGTTATGGTGGAGGAAATAACTCTTCTAACTTCTTAAACGCTGGTGGTGGTGGAGGAGCAGGAGCAGTTGGTGTTACTGCGGCAACTGGCGCAGCAGGTAATGGTGGAGCAGGTCAATCTTCAACTATAACTGGAACTTCAGTTACTCGTGCTGGTGGTGGTGGTGGTGGAGCAAACTCTGGTAATACAAATAGTTCTGGTGGAACAGGTGGAGGCGGTGCAGGTGCTGGGTCATCGGCTGGAAGTGCTGGTTCTGGAACCGTAAATACAGGTTCTGGAGGCGGAGCAACAGGTGCTGGTAGCACTACAGGAGATCAAACAGGCGCTGGTGGTTCAGGTATTGTGATAGTGAGGTACGCAATCTAATGGCACATTTTGCAGAAGTTAACGAAAGACTAGAAGTAGTCCGTGTACTTGTTGTTCCTGATGCTCAAGAGCATAGAGGGCAAGAATTTTTGGCGAATGATTTAAATTTAGGTGGACGCTGGATTCAAACAAGTTACAATGGAAACATACGTAAGAACTATGCTGGCATTGGATATTACTACGATGAAAATCGTGATGCATTTATTGCGCCACGTCCAACGCCAGAGTACGAATTAAACGAAGAGACATGCAGATGGGAGTTACCTGAGTGAGTATCCGTCGTGCACAAGATGAACGTATTGAGGGAACCCCTGATGGCTTAAATGCCGTATCTGAGATTGTTGATATTCCTGATGCTCCTACCGCTATCTCTGCATCAAATGTTGGAACTAGTCGTGCATATAATAATGGCGCAGCGACAATAACTATTACCGCAAATACAACTGGCGGAACTCCTTCATCATATACAGTGACAAGTACTCCAGGAAGTTACACAGGATCAGGAACCTCTCCAGTAACAGTAACAGGATTACAATCGGCCACATCATATACCTTCGCAGCAGTAGCAACTAACTCAACAGGTACAAGTGCTTCTTCAGAAGCCTCTAGTTCTATCACTGCAACTACAGTCCCACAGGCTCCTACTATTGGAACTGCCACACTATCTACAACAACTGCATCAGTGCCCTTTACTGCAGGTGCTACTGGTGGTGCTGCTGTTTCTACATTTACTGCAACATCTTCTCCAGGATCCTTAACTGGTACCAGTGCTTCAAGCCCAATCTCTGTAACAGGACTCTCTTATAGCACTGCATATACTTTCACAGTAACTGCTACAAATGCCAACGGCACCTCTGCCGCATCATCTGCATCTAACTCTGTAACTCCTATAGAGCCTAAATTTGGTTATTCCAATCATGGATCTTCATCCAATGGCACAGTAAATAGCGCATCCAAGTTAGATTATAGTAATGACACAACTTCTGGCGTTACTGGACACGTTACGAGTGCTGCAACTGAGGGATATGCCGATTCAGGAACGGCTGGATATTTAACTGGAGGAGCAGGAGCCTTTTTCGTAGGTTCTACAGTATATAAACGTAATTTTTCAAATGACGCTTTGAGTACTACTACATCATTAAGTAGAGGATTGGCTGAGGCTGCAACAGTTGCCAATCGAGGTCAGCATGGGTACATTGCAGGAGGAAGTCAATATCCTGGAGGTTATAGTTCTTTTGTAAATAGAATGGCATTCCCTACTGACACAATGACATCTTCAACCGCACTACCAGCAACTAGAGGATTTTTAGGTGGCGCTGGTCTGTCTAATAGCGGTACTGCTGGATATATTGCAGGAGGTTATAATGCAGCAGGTGGCGGTGCTTTAAGTAGTATTGCTAAAATAACATTTTCAACACATGGAGTTTCTGTTATAAGTGCAACTCTTTCTGCAGGTATATATTCTTCAGCACAGTTAAGTAATTCAGGAACTGCTGGATATGTACAAACAAATATTGTTTCTGGGTATTTTAATACAGGCATAAATAAACTTGCTTTTTCAAGTGAAACTAGAAGCAGTTTGGCTAATGGTTTTCCAACCGCTATACGGTATCCATCAGTAGCATCCAACAAAGGCTTTGCTGGATATACCATGGGCGGTAACGCTAGCGGCACTTATACTAGTAGTATACATAAACTTGCTTTTTCAAGTGAGACCTCAAGCACTATTAGTGCAGGCATAGGTGTTGCGGCTGGTCGTGGTGGTGGTTATTCAAATGAAGGAAGTTCTTTGTAGTATAAAAGACTTGTGATAGGATCATTATATGGACAAAACATACCACTTTCTTGCAGGGTTACCTAGAAGCGGGAATACACTGCTCTCTTCTCTTTTAAACCAAAACCCAATTATTTATAGTACTCCCATTAGCCCAGTGCCAGCATACCTATGGCAGTGGTTTGAAGGTTCAAATAGAATAGAACAAATTCATCGCAATGTTGAAAATAGAAATAGATCAGAAGGAGTGCTCAGAGATTTTTTAAATAATTTTTACAAAGACGTAAATACACCAATAGTTATTGAAAGAGAAAAGTATTGGGGTCTTCCACACAACGTAGAACTAATTAAAAGATATCTAACTCCAAATCCAAAAATAATTTTTACCGTTCGTGACATCGATGAAATATTAGCATCTTATTTAAATGTAATGCGCCCAGTTTTAGAAAAAGAATTAAAAGAGAGCGTACTCTGCACTCCAGAGTACCTGTCTTTAGACGATGCTATATGTGAGTACATAATGGCTCCGACAAAAGACTTAGACAAATGCCTTCTATCTCTAGCCAGCGCATTTTATCCAGAAAATAAAGGAGTGTTTCACATAGTCGAATACAATGATCTGGTCACAAACCCTCAAGAGACTATAGATAAGATTTATGAGTTTCTTGAGTTGCCTTCATACAAACATGATTTTTTAAACATACAAAAAATAGATAGGGATGATGATGTCAACGTGGGACTTCCAGCCAATTTGCATGAAGTAAGAAGTACTTTATCCAGTTCTAAAACAGACACAAGTATATTATCCCCATACATCCGTCATAAGTATTCTAATATGGAATTTTGGCGCAAAGATTCTTTGATGAAAGTCAGAGGAAAGGACTTCTAAATGGAACTAGTACATTTTGAAAACGTAGGAGAAAAATTTACTCCAGAGGTATTACTTGCTATGGCAGAGATTCAACAATCTCGTTCTAATTTTCAACTTGAAAAGTTTGTTGTAAATCAACATGAAACCCCTGAAATGCAGTACCTTCAAACACTTATTGAATTACAACGTTTGTATTACACAATAAGATCTGTATCTCTTGATATGAAAAAGGCTGAAATTGAAATATCTCGCAAACGTGCTACAGGAGATGAGATTGATGAGATTGAGGCTCAAATGAAAGAACTCAATCTAGAACAAACAAGGGTGGTAGGAATTGGGGCTTTTAGAGAGTTAGAAAAATTACTTTCTATCTATGACTCTTTTGAACACAAGTACACCAGAGAAGAGATTGAAGCAGCCCAACCAGAGTATTGGAACAAACGTCTTAATCGTCAGGCTACACTTGAGGCCATAGGTGGCAGTCAAGCACAGGCGGGGCATCTTGACTCTTTACGTCAAATTGGAGCATTAGAGATATCTCCAGAAGGTGGCATTAGACCTGTTGCTGAAGAGATGAAACGTCTTTTTAAAAAGGAAAAGAAGGAGTTAGAATGAAGTACTACACATGGAAATTAAAATGGGATGTCAATCCTGAAACTGGTGGATTAGAAGGTACCAACCCAACAAGTTTGATTAATAACGAATCTGTTTATGCTGACATACAATTTTCAACAGGTGATCTACAAAACTCAAATACTGTTACTTATGCATGTCTACTAAGGGGTGAAATAAATCCAGCAGAGTTAACAGACTGGTCAGTTACTGAGACTACTTCCGCTGCCATGCTTGCCGCTGCAAAAGAAATTGAGCCTGAAGCAGTACTAGAAAATGGACGTATAAAATTTCCTATAATAGAGTCTGGCACACCTTAAACCCTACAATATAAATACGGAGCGCAAATGATACTACAAATAATTGGATTACCAGGAACAGGAAAGACTACACTAGCCAAAGCATTGATGGAACACACAGATGCCATCCATTTAAATGCTGATGAAGTCCGTGCTGATTTAAATAAAGATTTGGGATTTACTCCAGAAGATCGAATTGAACAATCTCGTCGTATGGGTGCTTTAGCACGATTGCTTGATGCTCAAGGACGTACAGTAATTGCAGACTTTGTTTGTCCAACATATGAGACTCGTCAAGCATTTGGTAAACCAGACTACCTAGTGTGGGTAGACCGCATTGATGAGAGTCGCTTTGCTGACACAAACAAGTTGTGGGAAAACCCAACTGAGTACTCTTTACGTATTGAAAACGACTGTACAGTAGATGAAGAAGTGCAGATGGTTCTTGCTACTACTGGATTACAGGACTGGAAAAAACCAACTACATTAATGCTTGGTCGTTACCAACCTTGGCACGAAGGACACCACGCTCTTTACAACGAGGCTGGTAAACGCACAGCGCAAGTTGTTCTTGGAGTTCGTAACACTCACGGCACCAGTGAGAAAGACCCACTATCTTTTGAGCAAGTTAAGTTCTACATTGATAAAGACTCAGCAATGAAGGATGCCATGGTTGTAAGATTTCCAAATATCACCAACATCGTATATGGTAGAGATGTTGGCTACAAGATAGAACAGGTGGAATTAGATGCTGCGACGCAGGCTATCAGCGCTACGCAAAAGCGTAAAGAAATGGGTATCTAAAGTAGTCTCATTAGTTAGTACCGATAACATGGAGTGGCCTTCATGAAGGTAACTAAGTCTCGTTCTTTTATTAAGTCTTTAAGTTACCGTATCTTTGGAACTCTTTCCTCGTTCCTAGTTGTCTATGCCATTACTAGAAAAGGAACGCTTTCTGTTCTCATTGCCTTTTGGGAGACCATTGTAAAGGTAGGTATCTACTACTGGCATGAACGTATTTGGAACAAGATAAGTTGGGGCAGATTACAAAAGTAATTTAAGGGATAATCCACATTATGCGTGGTTCAAAAGTCCAGGGACGATTTAAGATTGGGTTTGAGACCCTCTCTATGGATGAAGGCATGGTTGATGAACTTCGTGATCCTATTGGAACTGTTGTTAATTGGTGGACTTGGGATGATGCAGCCCTTGCTGCAGATTATGGAAATTACGTAGATCCAATCTACGATGTATCAAATCAAGATCCTGCTAAAGGTCGTAGATGGAATGAGCC